TTGAACTCAAGCCTAATGTATGCGTAACAAATACCCTGCAATCGATGATCAGCCGTCCACAGGCCATTGCTTTCAGAAATGAGTGTCGGGTCTGCGACCTGATCCGCTGCACCCAAATGCTTGATGACCCTAACATAACCATTATATTTTGATGGCGCAGTTGCGTTGCCGTCACCATCAAGGGTTACTATTTCATCATTAAGATAAACGCTGGTAATTTCCTCGCACTCATGCCCAGCAATAGCCACAACCAGATGCAAGAATTTATTGTTGTCGGTGGCCTCTTTATAAACCACAACACCGCCAACGCGCGTCTGACCATAGATGATAGCGTGATCTTGTGCCGGGCCGATACCGGCAACCTGATATCCTGTCTCAGTGCGAAACGCCGCTTGCTTCGGCTTTGGTGTCAACGCCGAAGATAGATACGAAAGACCGACCGTGACTGCGAAGTTCATCGCAAAGTAGCCCATTATAGTCATTGAGCCTAGCGTGCCAGCGTACACCGCCGCCGCTGTGCCAGCGGCAGAAGCCAGAGCCGAAACCGCAATCGTGACTGGATCAGCGAACGCAGGAAACGCGACAAGCGAAAATATTACTGCAAAAAGATACTTCACGAAACTGACCAATATATATTTCCGTCCGTGGGCCTAAAAAACTCAAGTCCATTATAACCCACAAACGCAATGACATCACTAACCGCAACACCCAGCGTGACACCAACAACTGAAAGATCACTATGCCCTCGCGCCACAATGTTTCCCCGCATAGGCATCAACCTGTCCACCCTGTTCAATCGACCATCAATCGCTGTGATTATGCTCTTCTCATTATGCTTTTTTAGCAAACTCTTATAGTGCTTGTAAGCCGATTTGTAACAGTTATAGTCACCAATCCAGTCATCAAAAACGCCCCGATCAAGTTGCGCTTGAGCCGCGCCGTTTGCAAAAACTAGACAATCAAACTCTGACCAATCAAAGCCTCTATACCTGACGCTATCAACATAATTTGCCAAGCGAATATCCCAGTCATGAACCATTAACCCCGGCCCCAGTTAAACCGCTTGTCCTGCAAGTCTTCAACAAACTCAAAGCCCTTATCATTCGGAAATCGAGACTTCTGGTTTTGATCCGTATATCTGAAAACTCTGGGACGCTCTAAATCAATCAGCTTGCTCTCCACGGACAGGCCGATTGTGCTTGTTTCGGCAGATTCCTCAATATTCATCTGATCCATATAGCCGCTGAATATTTCAACGATCTCGTTGGGATCGCCAGTGGACACGTCAATCCTACTGCTGTCCTCTGCTAAAATATAATTACCAGCCTCATCAGTTAGGTATGCCCGGTTGGCATCAATGGCTCCAAAGAATATCTTGCACAACCTACCTTGATACGGCTCATTCAATGCAAGTGATATTAGGTTTGATGGTATGCCAGAAAGCGTAAGTGTTGCACCACGCGCTGATATCTGCGCTGTTTCACCGATCTCACTGATTTGCAAAAGCTGACCAGTCCCTGTGTAGGTTTCTCCACCGACAGTTAGATTACCCAGCCCAGTCCAGAACCTAAGTGTCTGTGTATTGAAAAAAAGCTCGACAGCGAAAAACGGCTGGATCGCCTCAGCCGTTAAAACACTAATAATTCCATCAGATAAAGTGCGGCTCATACTATTGCCTCAATCGCTGGGAACGTTATTCCGTAAATTGCGGCATCTCTAATTGTCCAGTTTGTTTCATTTGACCCAAGCCGGAAAACACCGACAGCATTTGAAACCACAACCGTTGAATTGTCTGAAGGCGCGTTTCGGATATAAGGCCACAGATCAATCGTGGCCTGACCCGATCCGTTTGTATTAACGTCTTGCAGAACTTTATGCAGAGTTGCAGTAGAGCCGCCACCCAGTTGAATATAGTCACCCGCCTTCAAATAACCCGTTGCCGATGCGGGACAGCCATCAATGGTTAAGCTGTCGCCAGTCTGGCTCGCGCCGTTAACTAGTGGAGTGCCGGGTGCTGATGATGCGGAGCCTCTTGGGGTTGCGTTGGCCGGATCGCCCAGCAGAAACGTGCCTCGCACCCCTTGAAGAGAAACCAAAAAGCTGACCCAAACCTCAGCTTGCTCGCGCTTGATTGGCGGTATAGTAACCTCTGCTTCCCACCGCTGGCCAGTATGAGCAACGACTTGCTGCTTCAGGGTGAACGGACTTTCGGATATTGCAACGGCATTGATTGCTCTGAGGGTAATACTTGAAATGCCTGTAGCCGTTGGTAGCGTCAATGGAAATGATATTGTCATTTTTTAAACCCTAAAAAGCTGACGCGAAAGACCCACCGCGCCGTCTGGCATCAAGGACAGCAGCTTTTGTGTTTTCGCTGATTTGCGGCATCAACTGCATTATCTCTGCCCTAACGGTTTGCGATACGCCTGTTGAAACGTTGATGGTCTGGTTGACCACAGTACCGTTGCCGCCCATTTTGTTGTTTGGAATAATCGTGCCGGAAGCACCGGGAATCATCAGTTCTGGGCCACGCTCGCCAACAATATAAGGACGGTTCGCCGCAACATGACCGCCCATTGCTTTCGCCACACTTTCACCTTGTGGAAGAAGGGCGTTCAACGCGCTTGAAATAGGCCCGGTGATAGATCGTTGAACCTGCATTCTTATGAGATCACTGATGATTGATTGTGCCATTTTTTTAAAAGCGTCTTTTGCTTTCATCGTTCCATCAATAACGCCAACCAAAGCATCCTCAAACGATTTAACGCCATTTAGTGCGGCTGTTCTTAGGTTTTGCTTCACGCGCCTTGCTTGCTCTGCGTAATCTTTTAGGCCGGTTGTTGCTGGCTCAAAAATTTCATCAAGGTCTACAATCGCGCCACTACACGCCTTGACGCTCTCTGTCAGGCCATCGGTTTCTTTTTTTGTTTCCTTAACCTTATCAGAAAGAAAATCAAAAAAACCTCCAGTCTCAAGTGTTATTCTTCCCAACGGGACAAACGACTGCTTGAGGTTTCCAGAAGCGTCAGCAAGCCCCTGAACGGCAAAGATTGAAGTCTTGACACCGCTGGCATAGCCGCCAAACTCATCAAGGACATCTTGAAGCGCATCTCTTATCTTAATAAATTCGTCTTTTGTTTTTGCCGTCCCATCCCGGAGTGGTTCAGTGGCATCCAGTGCCTTTTGCAAAGCCTCCGCATATTTACCTCCCTTTTCATCGGCCATACTGGCAAAAAAGTCTAAATGCTGAACTGCCTTGTCAATTTTTTGTTGAAACTCTTTTTCATCAATAGAATTTGAAAAAACCTTTTTAAGATTAAATAGTCCCCGCCTCATTGTGTTTATAGAATCAATGACATTATTGCCAAACTCAACAAATGCGATGCTTGCATTTTTAAGGAACTCAATGATTGATAAAACCATTTCTCTTGCAGCAGCTTCAATATCATCAAAATTATCGCCGATCTTTAACTGAATAAACTTGCGGAACTCTTCAACCATCCCACCTATTGCCGGGGCAAGCGCGCTAACCATTGTATTGGTAAGACCACGGAAAAGAGAAAAAAGGCGAGTGATCTCATCATTAGCGGCTTCAACGCCTCGAACAGCACCAGTAGACAGCACGATCCCCAGACTGTCAGCCTCATTAAACATTTCACGCAGTGCGCCGCTTCCCTGACGCAAAATGTTGACCATCGCTACGCCTTCACTATCAAACAGCTTGAAAGCAAGGCGCACCTTTTCGCTCTCGCCATCAACAGACTTGAAAGCATCTGACAGCTTTAACATTTGGTCCTCAAGGGAAAGGTCTTGAAACGATGATGCTGTTATGCCCAGTTCTTTCAAAGCATCTTTTGCTTCTCCAGTGTTATTTGCAGCCTCAGACAAGCGGCGCGTAAACCTTTGAAGAGCCATATCAACAGTTCGTGCTTCTACACCAACAAGATCGGCTGCAAATCTTAATTTTTGCAAAGCCTGTGTCGTTACACCGATCTTTGTAGCTGTCTTTCCCAGAACATCTATGCTTTGCATAGATGACCTTATGAGAAGGCCCAAACCGCCAACACCAGCCACGGCAATCAGCGATGTCTTAAAATTTAATAGGGCATTTTTTGCAAAGCTCAGTGACTTAGAAAGGCCCCTAAAAACCCTTTTTGTTAGATCAACCGCTGTAATTTTAATTTTAAGATTGTTTGGATCGGCCATCTTCTAATATCCTAAAATAAGCAAACCACTCGTTTATTTCAGAGAGGGTTAACTCATCCATCTCCGCTTGTGTTTTATTAAGGCGATCCGCTAACGCCATAATATTCATTCTCAGCGGATCGCCCTTTAGTTTTTTTCCGCATCCTCAATTGTGTCAATGTCGTTAAACATCTGACCAGCGACAGTGGCGATCACAGACATCTCCTCACCCATCAGATAAATCTTATCCTCAAGCGTGAAAAGTTTATTACCATCAACGTCCTGTGCCTTCATGATGATAAGATCAACCATTCCGTCAATCGTCATATCATTCAGAAAGTTTTTATGCTTCTTCTGAATTTTATTTAGATCGCCAGCAGTGATTGCTGATGAATAAATCAGCAACGGTGCATCATCATCGCCCCACTCTGGGACTTCAATGACGCGCCGTTGCCGATCACGTTTTTCTGAGATCATTTTACCCAGCGACATGATCTATTCTCCCTACGCAACAGTGCCTTCAGTCAGACCGCCAGTGATCTGGATGGAATATGTTGCAGTGTTGATCCCATCAGCAGAAACACCCAAATCGCGCCCAGTGATGATACCCGTGCCAGAAAGTTTGTGATCACCAGTCGTGTCACCTTCCATCTGAAAGTTAACGGTTACACTTGAGCCAGTTGTAAAAGTACCCTGACCAGTTGTATCGGTGTCGTCAAAGTAAGTCTCAACCGTTGCGGTTGCATCTTTAAATGAGGCAACGTAGGTCTTGGCTGCATCGCCCATCGTGGTGGTTTCCAAAACGTCAGAGGTTTCGCTGACACTGAATGATATAATCTCAGCAATAGCGTTTGAGCCGGATTTAACAGTGCCGTCATTTCCCTTGAAAGTTGCCATAATAAAATCTCCTGTTATGCGGCAGTTTCAACATCATTTTCAACTGTGCGATATTCCACAGTCACGGTGAAGCGACCTATTGCGACAGGTCTTTCCCCATCGCCAGAAAAATCAACTTCAAAAGAAGTAACCTGAACGTCCTTTGAAAGACCGCCCAGAGTTACATTTGCCGCCAATGCTTCTTCAACCTCAACGGCAATCTGATCAAGCGTATTGTCATAGTTAGCAGTTGCGTTGACATACGCCTCAACCTGAACCTCCAAGACCCTGCTAACAGACCGCGCCAGCGTCATTGTATCGAACTCAACGGCCTCTGATCTTGTAAACACGCAAAGCCCCGGCATTTTGCTTTGCTCAAGGGGGTAAATTCGACTGCGAAAAACATTTGACCCGGTTGTTGTCAACCCAGTAACTGCCGTCACTATAGCGTCCCTGATTTGTTTACGAACATGAGCCATCAGTCTCGCTCCAAAACCAACATAGTCATTCCAGTGCCATCGTCCTGCACGATCCTGACTGTATAGTTGACCCCACTAACAACCAGAGCATCGCCCTCAGCCGCGCTTGAAACGTCAGCAGTGCGGCAATGAAAACGCGGTTGCTGCAATGCCACGCCAACGCCGCCACCCGCATCAACCTCAATGAAGTCGTTGTCGAAAATACCGTTTACAGTGCTGGCAGAGCCGCCGGATGGAGTATAAGTTGCGGCAGTGCCGAAATCATCAACATCCACAAAAATAGCACGATCAGCGGCACTCTCAACGGCCATCACTCGTCCTCTGGCGTTTCAATTTCATCAGAGCTAACAGACCTGTCAGTTAGCTTCTTTTTTGCCCTTGCTGGCTTTACCTCTTCAGCCAGACCCCTTGAAATTAACTTTTCAGCAATTCGATCATGAACGTCATACTCACTGCCAGCAAACATATTGCCGATGGTGCCAGTGTAACATTTGTCTAAAATCTTAACTCTCATAACAAAACCTTTCTGGGGAAGGGGTGGGCGAAAGAACCGCCCACCCGCTAAGTTACGCGGTTGAAACCTCGTCAGTGATTGCAAAGCTGGCTGCATTACGCAGAGCAACATCAACGTCCTGATGGACAATGATGCGAACCGTACCAGCAAGGCCACCAGTCGTTTCATCAACAAGGATCGATGGCGCACCAAACAGACCAACCATAAGCTGGCTGAAGTCACCGTAGATCAGCGCAGATGCGTCTGTGCCACCATCGCCCGGGTTCAGGTTTGATGGAACGTTGCTTGTGAACTCTGCTGGATAACCATAAATGTTATTCCAAGGATCGTTCAGAAGCATCACGCTGTCGGTTGATGAAACCTTGACAGTGTTTGCCATCTTCGCCTTGACCTTCGGGTTAGACAGCCAGCCAAGTGTGTTCTGATTGACGATGCCGTTCGCATCTTCAACAGTCTTCACAAGATCGGTGATGTCAGCCCAAGTCAGAGCAGCCACGTCAGTGCCAGCGGAAATGTCAACATTCCCGACATTGCCGTCATTGAGGATGCCTGTAGGCTCGCCAGAAGAGCCGGAGCCGCTGATAGCAGTTGCTTCAATTTTGTCAGCAAGAGCGCGGAGCAAATCGTCCTGAACAACCTGATCAAGTGCTGGAATGCTCTCCTTGAGTGCAAGGCGACCAATATCAACAAACGCGCCCATCGTGCGCGGCTGAAGTGTAACGCCAGCATCAGTTTGAGACTGATCAGCAACGTTGCCAAGCTCCTCGACAAAACCAGCAGATGCGCCAGTTGAAAACTTTGGCATCTTGATGCGGTTTGTCAGGCCACCCATAAAGGTGACACCAAGAGCGGCCATCACTTGCTTTGCGCGTAGAGCCTCAATGAACATATCACCGCGATGAACCGTTGGGATGAAGTTGTCAACGACATTTTCAGAACCAGAGGCACCAGTTGCAGCCGTTGTCATCGCACCAGCACGCCACGCAAAGTCAGGAACGTAGAAGCCCTCGCTTTGCTTGCCAGTACGCCGTGCAATCTCATCATGCAGTTCACGCTCAAAACCAGCGTCAGCCCAATCGTGATTGACCTGTGCGCGGATCATTTTGCCCAGAGAATATTGACGCTGTTCTTTAACAGGCGCATCAACAACGTGGGCTGGGGTTTCAAGTGGCTCGTTTCCAATGGCGTTCAAAAGCTCGCCACGGAACTCATCAATGGAGACACCACGTCCGATTGCATCTTCACCCATATCGGCTTTGTTGTGTTTCCGTGCCAAGGTCATAATCTCCTTGGCATTTTTCTGTGCGGCTTTGGCAGCTTCGGCCCGTACCGCATCAAGATCGATGTCAGTCATTTTGATTTCTCCTGTTGACTTGACGGTTAGATTGAGGGGTTCGGAACTCGACCGACCAACGCCGACCAGACTTGACTGATCTGCCGGGATTGAAACGATTGAGATTTCCATTGGTGTGGTGGCGACCCTGACAATTTTGTCATCATCGTCCTCACGCTTCACGCGGTCATCTACGCGATAACCCACGCTTATATTTTGCCGAATACCATCGACAACATCGTTGAAAATTTCTGATGCCATTTCGCTTCTCCCAAAGCGAACCTTAGCTCGCAGACGGCGAGCATCATCATCAAGTTCAACAGATTCCACAACGCCAATCTGACGCTTCATATCGTGATCCAGCAGGAGTGGCGCACGGCCTGAATTTAAAAATTCAAGGTTCATGCTCTCGCGGCTATGGTCAATTACTTCCATACCAAACTCACGCTGGACTGGCTCTTCAGAAGAAACACCGACATGAACCGTGCGGCCTTCCTCATCAATGGCCTTGTCGTCCATATCCATCGCCCGATGAATAAGATCAGCGCGGTCAACGCGCTCTTCTTCTTCATCATGATAGGGACGCTCCTGCATCTCTTTGTGATCGCCGCTTTCTTCCATTTCTTGATCACGCGGCTTTGCAAACGTGATGACGTAGGTGTCATCATTCTCTTGAACATCAATAATATGACGCTTTTCCATATCATCACCTTTTTCATTAGTTGAGGCTTCGTCATTATGACTAAAATCAAGCGATAAATCAATCTCGCGTTCTTCTTCGGTTTTCATCGGATGCCCGTCTGGCAGAAGATCGGTGTCGAACTTGCCCGATGGGAATTTACCAGTCCTGACGGCACGCAAAAAAACATTCACTCTTGCCATTGCCCACTGTTCTGCGCTTGTTACAGTGGGGCGAACGCTTCCGGGGTTTGTTTGATAAGCACCGATGCCGCGCTTGTAAACCGCAGCCAGCATCCTCAACGTCACTCGCTTGCCTTTTTTGTCGCCATATTTTTCATTATGCTCATCAACCTTGTTTCGCAACGATTTCAAGGTTGCATCGGAAAACTCATCTTCCAGTGCGCGGGTTTCTTCTTCATCAATGCCGTCCATAATCCTGTCCTTTTCGTTTGCCCAAGCCCTGCCCGGTGATCCTGCCCATAAGGCCCACGCAATACGTCCGGCTGACGGATACCCATCTTCTCCCGGCCTAAAACCTTCGGCCTCTTTGTCAACTTCATGCCTTGCAAAAAAGCTGACCATCCGGCGCACGGTTTCGGGTGATAGCTCTTGTCGATTTACTATCTGATTGGCTCGCGCAACCCCGACCCTAGTGCCGCCTCGCCCGTGTTCCTCGCGCCAGTCGAGGCCGCGCTGCGCCTCTTCTGCCATTGTTGCGGTTGGTGTAAGGTCTATTTCAACGCCTTTATATGTCGCCATCATCGCCACCATCAACAATCGGATCGGCTGGGAACTTACTACCAAACGGCTCAAACGCCATTGACAGGCCAAACTGTGCCGCAACCTCTTTGTCACGCGCAATCTGACTGAATGTTTCCTCAACATCACGCCCATAGTTTGCCGCAACGTCCTGCATTGACAGAACACCGTTCTGCAACCCGATGACGGCTGCGTTGATCTCTTTGAGCGGGTCAACCCAATTCCATCCACGACCACGGAAGTTTGCGTTGTCTGAAAATTTGTCGTATTTGTTTGCCGGAAGTGGAACCCCGCCGAAATCCATCGAACTCGACAGCCAAGACCTGAAAATCGGCTCAACAAAATGCTCAATCATAAATGTTTGAAGCGATCTGTAACCGTCACGCTCATCAAGCGCACCCTGACGGATGCTGCTATAATTGACAGACGATAAATCGCTTGAAAGAGCCGCATAAGACACGTTAAGACCAGAAGATATACCCCTGAGCATCGCGCTTTCAAATTCTGCGTACCCGGTATTAGGGTGATCAGCATCAAACATTTTGAAATCATAACCGTTTGGCAACTGATGAAACGTACCGGGTTCAACGTCAATCACTGGCTGGAAGTCATTTTCAAGCCCGTCAGCCTGAAACTCATCACCTGACGGAGTGGTTATCATGCCCATTTTAGACGCGCCGATCCGCGCAGCAATAACCTCAGCTTCACGATAAGCATGAAGCATTTTTAGTGCTGACATTGCTGAAACCATAAACGGCTCGCCCCGCGTTTGGTGTGTGCGGGTTGGCATGAAAATGTGGATCATCTCATCAGCCGGAACGCGGGTGTGCTTACTCGACTGATTAGAATAATAATATCTGTCGCCCGGATGGGACGAAAGAACGTGATAGGCAACCGGGCGATGCGACTTGTCCAGTTCAATCCCCATCCTAATTTGATTTCCGTTTGGCAGGGTTTCGTTTTTCTTTTCATCAATTAAATCGGCCTCAAGAAACTGGATCGCAAACCCGTCACGATATTTGCTTCCGCTAAGTTTCTTAATAAAGACTTCACCATCACGGGCCAGCGTTTCAATCGCCAGCCGTTGACAATCATACCAACTCAAACGCCCGTCAGCCGTTGGTGAACCCAAGCGACCCCAACGCTTCCAAGCATTTTCAATTATTGTGTTGCCAGAAGCATCAAGCCGTCCGTCATCGTTTCGGGCCTTTACCTGTAGATGAAAACCGTGATCGCCGACAATGTTTGTCTTCAAAAGGTTTACATAACGCCTCGCAAACTCGTTGTCTCGCACAAGTTCACGGCTTCTGTTCCTCATCACCTCAAGCGTAAATCTCAACTCGCTGTCAGCGGTGTTCCCAGATTGCACAAAATCGCCAAAGAGGCGACCAGCGCGAGCCGCTGCATAACTGCGCCTTGCTCGCTTTTGAGGCTTTTCTTCACGCTTTAAAAAATCAAACAATCCCATCAGAACCGAACCTTCACAGTTGCAGACGTTGATTTACCGTTTTTGATATGTTCTTGCCGATGCTTCATGCTGGCCTCGCGCCTGTAATAATCGCGCCACTCCACAAGTTCTTGTGGCGGTATTTTTGACAGCGATCTGCCGTTGATTGAATAAGAAAGAACGTCAGCATCAGCGCGGCCCTGCAAAACAGTCTCAATCTTATCAACCATAATTTCAGCGTGACTGCGTGGATCAACGTTGTTGTCCAGATCAGTGATGATATCCCAAGACCCGGTTTGAATGACAATACGCTCGCTGTCAGAAGTGCGCGTCACCTCAAGCTGCCAATGGTGATGCCCGGTGTCAAAGTTGGCACTTGCAGTGCTTGTTATAGTGAATAGATAATCATCACCATCCGCAACGCCAGAAACTTGGAACTCATGACTGCCGCCGCCAGAGGAAACCCTAGACACATACGCAACAGAATATGCGGCTGATGGATAAGTTGCAGAAAGCTGTTTTTTTCTCCAAGCAGATCGATCACCGACCACTATTTTGTCAGGCTCAAGCGTTGGTGCATTTGCATTATCAAAAAGATTGACAGCCATCAACGCCACCCATTAACAAAACCGCCCGGTCTTTGAACGCGGCGCGGTGACTTCATTGTTTTAACAGCCTCAGCCTCTTTGACCTGATACTGTTTACGATCTGCAAGCGTGTTTAGATTAAGGTTCAAAATAGCCAACGCCCCTATCGCATAAACCCGGCAGTCCAATGCCTCGTTGCGGGTTCTTGTCTTCACAAACTCACGCCGGGGGAAGCCCTTGTGAAACTTTGTGACGATTTTCTCAGATGCCGCCAGTTGCTTGAAATACTCATCTGGACGGTCATTCGGAAAATGACAGTATCCCGCGCCTTCGATTGTAATCTTTAATCTGCTAAAAATCAATTCTTTGATGTTGTCAACTCCAAGCGTAAATAATCTGATCTTCCCGATGTTGTTTCTGGTTGGCCTCGACACAATAGGACGGCTCTCGCCAGCCATACCTTTGATGGCAAAAATACGCCGACCCTCACGCGATCTCACAAAATTATAAACAGCTTGTGTATAGTGACCACCGCTATCAATGCAAGCTGCACGGATGTCAAGGCTTCGGCCATCTTCAGTTTGATATTGCGTTTTTAACAATGTGTCTAGGTCAGACCATATCTGCGGGGTGGATGGATCGCCATAAATGATCTTATAGTCAAGCGACCAGCTTTCTTCGTCACGCCCCCAGCCAACAGTTTCAACCTCAATCCGATCATCCTGAACATCGCATCCTGCCGTCACAAGCACAACGCGCTCATCAACACTGTCTCCATAATCCTCAGCGCGATCAATAACGTCTAGTTCAGAAATGCGCTCACCCTGATCTTCCCAGCTTTCAGCGAGGGTTGTGTTCACAAAAACGCGCAGCGTGTCAGGCAATTTCTTTGCGTTCATAAAATCCGTTGCGATATCGCCAAGCGGTGTCCACGGTGAATAAAGGCCCGATAAATGAAACCCAGCAGTGCCATTTGCCTTTTCTGTTGCAACCCATCGACCGCCCCTGATGGCCCGGTATCGTTTCGCGTCATCCCACGCGCTGCCACATTCTTCGCAGATATATTCGGCTGTCTCCGGCTTGTCTTTTTCCCAGTGAACATTTTGCCACTGCATCTTTTGACTGTGACCGCAATCAGGACACGGCACATAATAATAACGCTGATCGCTTTGATTGAACGCCGTTTCAATACGGGATGCGCCTTTGTTTGTCGGCGTTGATACCATCACGATCTTTCTGTTGTGCGTGAATGTTTTTGTCCGGGCAATACCTAGATTGATCGGATCGCCTTCAGACCCAGCAGATGCCGGATACCTGTCAACCTCATCAAAAAAGACAGCTCTAACCGGGCGTCATGCCAGCCCGGCAGGGCTGTTCGCGCCAACAATGGCAAGATAGCCTCCGGGAAATGATTTCTGATAAAGCGTGTTGCCGCTATCGCGTGACCGGGCATCCTTGACCTTATCTTTCAGTGCTGGGGTGTCTCGCAGCATCGGTGCAAGCCTGTCGTTTGACCACATCTTCGCCATTTCCAGTGTCGGCTGGACAATCAGCATCGGGGATGGCGATTGATCGATATAATATCCGACCGCGTTGTTGATGATTTCTGTCTTGCCGATCTGTGCGCCAGTCATAAACACAACCCGTTCAATGGTCGGATCAGATATCGCTTGCATCATGCCGCGTTGATATGGCGCACGATCTGTTGACCAGAAACCGGGTTCAGCCGATGCTTCCGGGGATAGCCTCCGATATATATCAGCCCATTCGTCAATCGTTAGATTTGGCGGCGGCTGCATCATTTCCAGCAACCGCTTGCTGATCTTCGCCACTGTCGGATGACCTGATAGGGTTAATGACTTTGACTTTGACATCAGATATTTCCTGCAATGCGTCATAAATATTATCTTTCAGGATGCTTTTCACTTCGACAAGTTTTTCTGCGGCGTAAACCTCCGGCGCAACGCGCTGGGGAAATGCCAGCAGTTTTTGCCGCATATTCTGTGCAACCTCGACCCACGCTGCTTCAACATCCGATGCCGGGATCAACTGTTCTTCGATCTGCGCCTTTTCCATTTCGGCTAGATCGGCTTTAACTTTTGTCAGCCGGGTGCGGTGCGCGTTGTAATCGTCACCGTGAACATCGGCACGAAGACCACGTTCGCGAAGATATTTTATATAGCCGCGAACAACAGGAACAAGTTCATATCTGCCACGCTCTTTTTTCGGGATCACTCCTTCTTTGACCAACTGCAAAACACGCTGCGGCGTTAAATCCAGCAGCTTTGAGATGGTATCCAGCGGAAAGGTTTGATCAGACATCGGATTGCCCTAATGGAGCGTGCGGGTCAGTGCTGCCCTGCCGCTGTGCTGACTGGTCGTCAGCCATCGCCTGCTTCGCACGCTTTGGATATGGTTTAGATAAATGAATTATTTGTTTCCTTGTTTTTTTATCCAGTGGCATCAAATACCTATGCTTCCCCGGAACATCCACAACATAAGCGGATTTATCTATTCGCCTAGCCCCATCTATATTTTGAGTTAAGCCCTTTGCTCCGATAGAACGTGGATGCGTCAGTTTGCCGTTGATCATATAAAATTTTGCTGGCTGGCCCTGACCGGCATATATCCAATTACCCGCTTGATAGATGCCGCCGTGATGCCCCTGCGACTGATCAGCGAAAGAAACAACAAGCTTTATATTCGGGTTTGTTTTTTTCAAAAACTTCAATGCAACAGAAACAATTTTAGAAACTGGCGTTTCATGTTCGCGCATAGCGATGCGAACCAGTTCCACACATTCAGTCTGTGTCATGCCATATGGTTTGCCGAGATTTGGAGTAGCGCCGCGACCAAACAAAACGACGCCCGTAAATTTTTCGCCTTCCCAGATGCCGATTTTAACCAACTTACCAACAGGGATACATTTACTATAATGCCAGTTTTCGCAAGCGAACTTCGCAGATTTATGCGTTGCATAATCAATCTTGATTGCCGATGCGTTCATTTGCCCCTCGCATCAAATTCTTTTTTGCAATGAGGGCATTTCATTATCTTAGGATCAAGTTGATCAAGTTGCCCCTGATCAGATTCATCCCCCGCATCAAAATTTACGTCGCCTAACAAAAGTGATATTTCATCATCAGAAAAACCTGTTTTGGTAATGTCAAAATTGAGTTCGTTTATTTCGCCCAACTCCAGCGCCAGCATCTCCTCGTCCCAGCCTGCATTTAGGGCCAGCTTGTTGTCGGCGATCACATATGCCTTTTTCTGCGCGTCGGTTAAATGCGTCAAACGCAGGCACGGCACCTCTTTCATATTCAAACGCTGCGCCGCCATCGTCCTGCCGTGGCCTGCGATGATCAACCCATCAGCATCGATCAGGACCGGGTTGGTAAACCCAAACTCTTTGATTGACCCGCAAATCTGCGCGATTTGCTCGTCAGAATGCGTGCGTGAGTTGCGTGCATATGGGATCAATTCTTCAGTCGAAATATATTCAATTTGATGTTTCATTTCATTCCCCAGTAAAAATTAAAGCCGCTGTCAAAATTCTGTCGCTAGGTTTTTTTCGCGTCCTTCTT